ATCACGAAATCAAGCAGATGTCCCTATGGATAGAATTTCTCCTGCGGTAGAACGGCTGAAAAGTATGCTTACTTCAAGGCCTCCAGCTTTTACAGTGGTACCAAGAGAAGACTCTGACAGTTCATTGGCTTATCTATGGAGAGAAATCATGGGTTTTGTTTGGCAAAACTCTGATGGTGACGCACAAGTAAAACAGGCTATCCACGATTATTGTGTTGTGGGGTTGGGATTTTTATATGCATATGTAGACTATGACTCTGATTTTGGTAGGGGAGATGTAAAGTTCTCTTACCTAGACCCATTCAGAGTATATGTACCAGCTTCATCAAGAGATAGATTTTTTTCTGATGCAGACAATATGATTTTGTCTACCATACTGTCAAAGGACCAAGTATTGAATTTATATCCAGAGTTGGGTGTGAGCATAGACCCAGAGACTGGAGAGGAAGTAGATAGGCTAATTGATGAAATATCAACCTATGCCTATGATGACGACTATCCTGACAATGTTAATAACAGCTCAATGAATGCTTATACACCTGACAAAGTAAAGGGGTATACAGACGTTCATTATAAACGCTTTCAAATATTAGAAAGGTTTAGAAAGGTAAAAGTTCCATTCTATCGTCTTTTTGAGAATCAGAGTGGTCAAGAATTTGTTGTAGATGAAGCAGACTTTAGAGTTTTCTTAGAGAACAATAAGAAAATGATTGAAATGGGACAGGTAGATATTACCCAAGTATTTCAAAATAGAATTAAAGTAACTGCTAGTATTGGTGAGGTGGTGCTATATGAGGCTGTGTTAAACACTGATGTTTACCCTATCGTACCCATAGCAAACGTTTGGACACAAACCCCATATCCTCGTTCTGATGTCTCCAGGGCGAGACCAATGCAACGATTGCTAAACAAACTTTGGTCTTTAGCACTATCTCACGCACAAGCATCTGCGGGTTTAAAACTGTTAGTTCCAATAGGCAGTGTTGAAAATCTTTCACAGTTAGAGAAGGATTGGGCGAACCCAAATGCTGTAATAGAAGTTGATTCTTCTCAGGGGGAGCCGCATTATCCAGCTCCACAACCATTGACTGGGGAGTTTTATAGATTAATACAGCAGTGTGAGTTTTATATAAATTTTATTTTTGGTATTCCAGAAATTCTGCAGGGAGTTGGAGACAAGGCTCCAGATACTGCACGAGGAACAGAACGATTAATTGCTCTTGGAAGTGAACGACCTAAATCAAAACTAAGAGATATAGAGTTTAGTATTAAACGATTAGGAAAGATAATGTATAATTATGGGAAAACACATTACGATGTGAACAAATTATTAAGATTGGTTCAACCCAATAACGACATTACAGAATTAATGTCACAAGTGTATACTGATAAAACAAAAATTGTGTTTGACTTAAAAAAGGAACAACACAATTTAGAACAACACGATGTTGGAATTGAATCTGGTTCAACACTACCAACCAGTAAGTATGCTGAACTGGCTGTATATATGGAAGCATATCAAATGGGAATAGTGGACCAAATAGAAGTATTAAAGAAAAACCCAGACATCTTTGATAAGGAAGGTATTTTAAAACGAATTAATCAAAGACAACAAATGGAACAACAAGTTGCTCAAATGGGTGAAACAATAAAGAATTTACAGGGAGACCTGCAAACGGCTACAAGAGAGTCTTTATCTGATAGAAAACGAACTGAAGTTGAAAAATTTAAGACTCGTTTAAAAGATATAGAATCTAACGCCAGTGCCGATAGGCGAGTAAGTAAAAACAAACTAAACGATAAGGTGTTGCTCGAATTAGAGAAATTACGTGGCGAGTTAAAGGTGATGAAGACAGAAATCGACCGTAGTTCTGCTCAACAAGACGAGACATCTTAAAGGAGAAAATAATGGAAAATCAAACATCAACAACCGATACTCAAGTTGGAGAATCTATGGATACGGTTCCAACTGGGTCTCAACAAGAAGGTACTTTAGAAGGAAATGAAGATATGAATTGGGAAAAAGAAGCTAAGAAGTTTCAGTCAATGCACGATAGAGTGTTAGCTGACAAAAAGCATCTTGAACAATACAAACCACTCATTAACTTATTAGAGCAACGACCTGACCTTGTAGAGTCTTTAAGAGATAATATTGTCGGAAAACCTGGTGAAGATAAACAAACTGAAGCATTACAGTTAAACGAAGACGAGTTCAATCCATGGGATGCGTACAATAAACCTGGCTCACCTTCATACGACTTTAGAGTTAGAGATGAAGAAGCTAGAATAAATAATGCAGTTGGCAATGCTATTAGAGGGCAAGAACAAAAACAGTTTCTTAACAATACTGTGAGTAGTCTCAAAAGCGATTATCAAATGGATGAGGGAGAGGTTCAGGAATTTATGAACTTTGCTCAACAACCAAAAGATAGTGTTCCCTTGGAGAACCTGGTCAAGTTATTCAAAATGAATAAGGGCGAATACAAAGAGCCCACAATTAAAAAGCCAGATACCACAAATCAAGCGAGAACAGCTGGAATATTGCAGGGAGGAAGTGCTCCTACGAAGTCTGAACAAGACCGTATGTGGGACAGTATCCTTGGTGCAGCCCAACGAGGTAGCCTTGCCAAACGGATTAAACGCTAAAAAACCTAATTAAGGGGGAAAATAATGGCAATTACAAGTGGACAAATGAAAGCGTCAAATCTGACGGCTGCTGCTACTAGTGCTGATTATGGACAGGCTCCTGACCAAAGACGATTATACAACTTTTCTGATAGGATAGCTGAATTAGCTCCTGAAGAAAGTCCGTTTTTCGTTTATTTGTCAAAGACTGCTAAACTCCCTACTGATGATTCAGTTTTCCGATATCTTGAAGATAGAAGTAAAGTGGATTATACAAGTAGAGAGTTTTTAGTACAAGGAGCTGTTGGAACAGTTGTTGCTGATACTAATTATTCATTTACAGTGGACACCGCAGGTGGTGCATCTGTAGATTGGTTAGTAAAAGGAATGGTATTTGCAGTAAGAACTACTGGAAGTGCTGCAGCAAATGTTGGCTTTGGACAGTCCGTTCTTAGAATAGAGAACGCACCGACAGATAATGGTAGTGATACTAGTTTTCAAGCTAGATGTCTAAGTGTCTCTGGAGCTTCTGGAGCAAACAGTGTTGCTGATAACGACAAATGTCAAGTTATTGGTAGTGCTTTCGCAGAAGGTACTGGAGCACCAGATGTTTGGTCAAGTAGTTTAGATGACGGATTTGGATATACTCAAATCTTTAAGACAGCTGCTGAAGTGACTAACACTGCTTACGCAACTCGTTTGCGTGGATATGCAAACGAATTTGAAAGAGTACTTGCACTCAAATTGAGAGAACATAAAATAGATATCGAACGAGCTATGTTGTTCAATCATAAAGCAAGAAGTAATGGGATTAACTATACAGAAGGTATTGTTGGACAAGTTATCAAGAATAGCACTTTTGTATCAGGAACAACTGATTTAAGTTACACATCTGGAAAGGCTTATGCCCGTTCTATGACACAAGCTCAACTAACTTATGACAGATTGCTTTCTGATTTAGAAGTAATTTTTGACCCAGCAAGAGGAGGCTCAAACGAAAAACTCGTTATGGCTTCTTTACCTATAGTTACCATTTTCAATAAACTTGGTGACGGTGCATTTATTGATGCATCTGTTGGCTACAGCAACAGTCCATATAGAGTTAATATGAACAATGCTGAAGGCTCATTCGGTCACAAAGTTATGGAAATTAACACAGTGCACGGAGACCTATACATGGTGAAACAACCTCTATTTAGAGGGCACTCAGCTGGATTAATGTTGATGGCTGATATGTCTCAACTATACTATAGACCTCTAGTTGGTAATGGAATCAATCGTGATACTCAAGTTCAAACAAATGTACAAGCTGCAGATGAGGACTTAAGAAAAGACGTGATTCTTACCGAGGCTGGTCTTGAGGTATGTTTACCTGAAGCTCATGCACTATTTAATGTAGAAGGAGTATAGTAAGATGAGAAGTGATTATCTAAATGAAAATAGTGGTAAAACGGCATCCTACGAGAAAAAAGCAGAACTAATTAGTGCTGCAAGAACTCTTGCTGCTACTGATAGTGGAAAAGTTTTCTGGCTAGAATCTTCTGGTGGTGCCTTTTCAATTACTCTTCCGACTGGAGGAGATATTGGAGACGGTATGCACTATAAGTTCTGGGTTCAAGAAAACACACCAACTGCTGCAATAACGATTGCAGCTGGTAGTGCTATCGTATTCGGTAAAATCAACGAAACTGAAGTTGATACTGGAGACGATGGTCCAGGTTCAAGTGCTGATGGAGCTACTGGAGTTTCTAATGTGATATTAGGAACCTCTGCTTTAAAGGGAGACTTTATAGAAATTGACGCCTTTGCAGGTGCTTGGTATCTAAACGGTCAATCTGGTAAAGACGGAGCAGTAACCACAAGTTAATATTACCCGAATCAATAAGGGTAGCAGTTTTGGATGACTGTGGGGTTGTTCGTAGAAAGGTTCAACCCCGAACATCCTAAAGATTATAACTTAATAGGAGAATAAAATGGCAGCATATAATGCTAATGTAAAAATAGTTATTAATGATATAAGCGATGCAGCTGACTCAGTATCTGGCTCTTTAGCAGCAGATATTATAGCAGCAGTGAATGCTTTAGATAGTACTAGTCAAGCAATCATAGACATTCAATGTGTGAAACTTGATATATCAAGAGTAGCTTATATTATATTATATACTTAATGGATAAAAATTGTCAGTATTGTGATGCTCCCAATCCTGAAGGATATTTTAATTGTCGTTCTTGCGGGAAGAGGGCTTCAAAGCCTAGGTGGACACCACAGTTTGTTGTGAGAGAAGACAATTCTTGGGCAAGAGCAATTAGGACAGACCAAGTAAATTTTGGAACAAAAGATATGAATACACATATAAAAGAGAACCAGAAAAAAAAAGCATTGAAAGCTAATAAAAAATTACACGATTCCATTCAGTGGGATGATAAACCCATAACAGTTAAAAATTAGTGGGAAGGAATACCAAGAAATGGGGAAAAGAAAAAGCAAAGGTGAGAAGAATTATGAAAAAAAGAAAACCATATCCAAAACCTAGAAAACCTAAACGTAGAAGATACTAATGAATAAAACTTTTGCAGAACAAATGAAAGATGTATTGATAGGCTTAGGTGTATCAGATATAGACAAATTAAATGTTACAGAGATTAAAGAATTATACTTTGATATGGTATATAAAAGTGATGAAGAAGGATTTATGAATCCTGGTGAAATAGAAAAAGAACTTTTTAGTCCTGAAAATAGTTTAATGCAAGGAGCTATTGATGACAAACAATATAAAAAGATTAAAGAATTAGAAAGTCCTTTGTTGGAGGTTCTTGAACAAGGTAAGCCATATGGACAAAATGGAAAAAACTTGTATGGAGATAGTTCAGAAGCTGTTGCTGACTCTTTAAAATCTTTTGGAGGTAAGGTTGCATGGGTAGAATCAGATAATATACCAGATAGAATACAAGAATCAGGTGGACCAGGAAGAGGTAAGTATCAGTATGAAATGAATGTATTTACTGGAGGATTAGATGAAAACCCTCAAGGGGCAGCAGAAACTGCTGTGAAAAGATTAATAAATGCTTATGAGGGATATGGTATGGAAATACCAAAAGAATGGTCTACATTACTTGATTTAAACAATCTAGATTCCCCTTCGTATAATATAGACTTTTCTAAACTTCCAGAAAATTTACAAGATGAATTGTTTTATGCAGATAAGCAACAAGACCCAGATTTTAAATTAGGAAAGCTAGGCTCTGGAGAGCTCTCTATGGAAGATGCTTGGTTAGACTTTCATTGGTCTGGATGGAGCAAAGAAGCCAACCCTCAACAAGCAAGAGGAAAAAAAGCCAAATGGTATAGAGGAAAAATAAAAGAAATGAATAAAGGATATTAATAATGGCAACGTTTAAAGTACAAGTAGAAGACATAACAGGTTCTGTAGGAGATGATACAGCAATAAGTAGTTGGCTACAAGACGGAGCTAAAGAAGTTATTAACTTTATACCTAAGCTAAGACTTGAGGAAGTAGCATCAACTTCTGTATTTGAAAATACTGTTGATGTTGAAGGAAAAAAAGTTTTAGGAGTTTTAAGAAAAGATGCGAACAATAGTAGTTTTCTTACTCCTTGTATAAAAGTTGCACCAACTAAAAAAGGAATCATACAAGACTCAAGCAACATGGAATATGCAACAACAAGTGACCCTGCATATTGGGTTGATGGAGATACATTACAAGTATTTCCTACAAGTGCTTCTACAAACGATATGTCTTTAGTTCATATCAGTTTTGATTTTTCAGCAGTTACTTATGATGATTCTTCTATAACAAATTTCCCAGACGAAGCAGAACCAGCAGTTGTCTTGTATGCAACAAGAAATGCATTACAACGATTAATGACTGATACAATATCTAATTCAGACATTACTACTGCCTTAACTGCTGTGAATACAGAATTAGATGAAACCCAAACAGTCTGTGATTTAATTAACACACAAGTAGATTCTGCTGTAGCAGAAATATTAGAAACAGTTACCACTGTAGATGATAATGTAGATACAGCTTTAGCAGCAATGAATACATCAGCAGACAAAATTAATGCTGCAATAGAATTAGCTAATGCTGAGTTTGATAAAAGCGATGCGTTGTTAGACTTAGGAGAAACCGATACAGAAGGAGATATTAATACAGCTTTAACTGCAATCAATACAGAATTAGATGAATTACAATCTATAGCAGATAATGTACATACAGAAGTTCAATTAATAAATGCTCAAGCAGATTCTGCTCTTACAGAAATAGGATTAGCCAACGCTGAAGTAGATAAAATGGCAGCAGAAACTGGTTTAGATAATGCTGAATTAGATTTAGCTAAAGTAGAATTAGCAGAAGCAGCAGTATTAGTTGATAGCGGTATAGATACAGCCACTGCAGCAATCGCTACAGCAGCAGGAAGAGTTAATACAGCAGTAGCACTTGCTAATGGTCAATTTGATGCAGCGGTTTTAGAATCAGCTCAAGCAGAGTTAGAAGCAGATGATAGTGCAGTAGCAACTGCATTAGGATTAATTAACACTCAAGTAGATGCAGCCGTAGCTTTAATCACTGCAGACCCTGGTATCAACGATAGATTAACAGCTGCAGAAGCTGCAGTAGATTTAGCAGCAGCTGAAATAGTATTAGCAAAAGCAGAAGCTGCAGAGATAGCAACTCAGACAGATAATAGTGGAGATTTTGAAACAGCACTCGATGCGATTAATACAGCTGTAGATAGGTTTAGAGCTGATGGAGGAGACCCAGTATTATTTGGAGATGAGTCAGAATACACCACAGGTACAGGGTTTACTAAAGTAAAAGATGCATTAGATAATGCACAAAAAATTGTTGATGATGGAGCTAATGCTCCAACTGGAAATGCAGCGGGGGATGCGGCAACTTATTTATATACTGATGAAGATGTAGAATTAATGAATGGTGCTTTATCTATTGCACAAACAGAACAGAATAGAGCAAGAATCCATTTAGAAGAATTTTCAACTGCTGTTAATGGATTGTCAGCAGAGATAAATGGTTTTGCAACAGAAGTAACATCAAGAGTAAACTTTACTGGAGCAAAAGGACAAGCAGTACAAGCATATATTAGTACTGCACAAAATCGTTTATCAGAAGCACAGGCCGAAATAGGAATAGCTAATGGATATAATTCTGCAATAGGAGCATATATTAATTCTGCACAGGGATATGCTGCTGAAGTACAAGCATATATAAGTACAACTCAAATGTTTATTAATACTGCATCAAATAGAATTAATGCTGGTAATGCATTTTTAGCAGAGGCGAATGCGAGTGCGGGGGAAGCACAATCTTATATGGGCGAAGTAAATGCTAGAATATCTCAAATACAAGGACAGGTTAGTGTTGCTCAAGGATATATACAAAATGGAGCTGGATATTCAAGAGTTGCTGATGGATATGCAAAAGCAGCACAAGGATTTTTAGGAACAGCACAAAATTATTTAGCAGCAGGACAAGGGTTTGCGTCAGCTGCACAAGGGTATTCTAATGAGATACAAACTAAGTTAGGTATTGCTTCAGGGTATGGAAACGAAGTAAGTGCTAGACTAGGACAGGCCCAAGCTAAAAGAGCCGAATCTCAATCTAGGTTGGCAGCTGGGAATGCTTTCTTACAAGAAGCAACTGCAAGAGCTTCTGAAGTAAATTCTTATGGTACAGAAGTTCAACAAAGGTTGGCACAAGTAGGAGCACAAGGAAATGTTGCAGCAAGTTATGTTGCGGCAGCTCAAGGGTATGCAGGTGAAATACAATCTAAGATTGGTATTGCATCAGGATACTTACAAGAAATGCAAGGAAGACTAGCTGTAGATACCGCTAAATATAACTGGTATACTCAGCAGTATCAAATGGTAGATGCACGATATAAAGAATTTATACAATCACTAAGAGGAACAAATGCCTAAGACAAGCTGGACAGAGCAAAGCATTGCTCCAAGTACAACTTGGACAGAACAAGCTTTATCTTCTATAGGCTCAGTTTGGGCTGAAGTTCTGGACAGTTTTTCTCTTTGGGCAAGTTTTATTATGGACTGGGCAGATGTTACTCAAAAATGGGAGGATGAATAATGGCAGCAATAGAATTTAGTGTAAGAGAAATATTAAGTAGAGTACGACAAGCAGTCCCAAAAGCTAGAGAAAACTATGTGATGAATCTAATCAATCAAGGATTGGTAGAGATGGGAAAGTATTCTATTAAAACAGAATATGGTAAAACAAATTTGGTAAATGAACAACTATGGTATGGATTAGATGATGATAGAGATATTACAATAAATAAAATATTTAGAGTAAGTATTTTAAATTCAGATAGTGAATATATACAAATACCTAGATTATTAAATCAAGAAATTAAAATAACAGATACGGAGTAAAAAATGGCAGCAGTAACCAGCACATATACCGACCCTTCCGATTCATTTGTATGGTGGGTTGAGGGAGATAAACTTGCTATAGCTACTACAGAAGACGATGGTGGTACTACAGAAACCGCTACGGGCAAATATAAAGCAGCAATCATTGGTTCTGGTTCAGACTATGTTACAAATGGATTGTTGATTTCTTATTATGCAGAACCAGACGAAGTAACAGCGGTAACTGGTTCAGGTAGTACAGTAGATTTAGACAATCAACTACAACCCCTATTAATAGATTTTGTAAAAGCACACTTATTATTTGATGCAGCAGCAAGAGAGAAAGACCCAAATCAATCTGCAATTAAAATGCAGTCTGGGCAAGTATTTTTAAACAACTTTAAGGAAGGACTAATAAGGTATGGCTCTAAAAAGAGTGACAAAACAGGCGGAACTAGAGCAATTCTACCATTTAGTTTTAAATAAATTATGGCTACACTTACAGGAACAAGAGTAAAAGACACTTATAAGGACCTATTACAGGTTTCTAATAGCAATTCTGGTATTGATAGCACTTTAAGGACTGTATCAGATGGCGAAGCTACTGATAGTATTTTAGAATTAAGTAGTGCTGCTGTTAATATCACAGGAGCTGGTACACTACAATATGGTGGAACAGCTATTACTTCTACAGCAGCCGAGTTAAATGTATTAGATGGAATTTCTGCAACCGTAACAGAATTAAATTATACAGATGGTGTAACATCAAACATTCAAACACAATTAGATGCAACACTAGATACAGCTGGTTCATTAATAGATTTAAGTTCAACTACTATTAATGTAGACTTGACCGAAGCAGGAGAAGCTGCTATCGCCAATGGAGACTATATATTATTTTTAGATGGTGGTGCAACAGGAACACACGCAAAAGAAGCATTAGCTGATGTTGCGACTTTATTTGCAGGAAACGGACTAACAGCTACAGACTCTGTAATAGAGTCAGATGTACACGCATTAACAGAAGCTATTCTTACAAGTGGAGATTATATTGCTTTCTCAGACGAAGACCAGTCAGGAGACCCTACTCGCCGTGAAAGCATAGATGATATAGCTACGTTATTTGCAGGGACTGGTTTAACAGCTTCAAGTGCTGTAATAGGAATTGATGCAGCACAAACAGTAATTACATCTCTTTTAGCTACAGATATTAAAATTGGTGAAGATGACCAAACAAAAATAGATTTTGAAACTGCAGATACAATTAACTTTTATGCTGGAAATGAAAAACAATTAATACTTACAGATGGAGCTTTAACACCAGGAGCTGATAATATACTTGATTTAGGTTCATCTGGAGTAGAATTTAAAAATGCTTACTTTGATGGGACAGTAACTTCTGATGCCTTTGCTGGTCCTTTAACAGGAGATGTTACTGGTAACGTTTCAGGTACAGCAGCAACTGTTACAACTGCAGCACAAACTAGCATTACAAGTTTAGGTACATTGACAGCTTTAACAGTTGATGATGTCGCTATAAACGGTAAGGTTATAACGATGACAGGTTCTAGTAGTGACACGGCTGTATTTACAGCAGGAACTAACGGAACTCTTAGTGTTGTTACAACTGATGCAGCAGCAGCAGCAGCAAACATTCAAATTACAGCAGACGGTACAGTAGATATTGATTCGGCAGGTGTCTTAACTTTAGATTCTGGTGCAGCAATCAATCTTGAACCTGCTTCTGGTTCTGCAATTTTATTAGATGGCACAATTAGTGTAGATGCAGGAGTAGTAACAGGAGCAACAAGTGTTACATCTACTGCTTTTGTAGGCGATATAACAGGAGATGTTACTGGAAATGCAGATACTGCAACTTTAGCTACAACTGTAACTGTTACAGATAGCACAGCAAATACAAATTTCCCAGTAGTATTTCATAATGAATCCAATGCACTATTAGATGATACTGGTGCATTACGATATAATCCAAGCACAGGAGAATTATTAGTTCCTAAATTAACCGTAGCAGGAACTACGACTACAGCAGATACAGTAACAATGGAAGCTGCAAATGCAGTTATCTTTGAAGGAGCAACTGCCGATTCTTACGAAACAACACTATCTATTGTTGACCCAACAGCAGACCACACACAATATTTAATCAATCAAACTGGATATATTCCTTTATTAGCAGCATCAACTTCAACTGCAATTTCATCAACTCCTGCAGAATTAAATGTATTAGATGGATATACTGGAAGTGTTACAGAATTAAATTATTTAGATACCTTACACGCAACAGGCGTTACCAATACTGAATTTGATTATTTAGATGGAGTAACATCAAATATTCAAACACAGTTAGACGCAACACTTGATACAGCAGGAACAGGTATAGACATATCAAGCACTACAGTTTCAGTAGATGTATCAGACTTTATGGCTAATGGTGCTAACAACTATATTGTAACTGCTACTGGCACAGATGCTATGAACGCAGAAGCCAATCTTACTTTTGATGGAACGAGTTTAGGGGTTGGAACTACATCACCTGAAGGTAAAGTCCACATTTATCAATCTGATGCAAGTGTAGCTCCTGATAGTGATGGAGATGATTTAGTTATTGAAAGTAATGCTGATACTGGTATTAGTATTTTAGCAGGAGAGAGTAATGGAGAAACTGGCTCATTAATCTTTGGAAGTGATAATGATGCCTATGGAGCAGGACTTGCTTATCATTATTACGATAAAACTCTTTCTTTAAAAACTGCACACTCATCTGGAATATTAAGATTAGCAAGTGCAAATAATACTACTGCTATGACTATTGATAGTTCGCAAGATGTAACTATTAATGCAGGTAGTTTAACATTACCAGTTGCTGAAAAACTATTCTTTGGTGGTGGTGCACATACTTATATCGGAGAAGATGTAGATGATAGATTAAGATTCTTTACTGGTGGTGCTGAATTTATGCGATTTACTGAAGATACTTCCAATACATTAACCTTTTATCAACCAATGAACTTTCAAGCACAAACAGTTGCTAATGTTGGAGATGTAAAAATAAATGCTACTAACAAACTTTATTTAGATGGTGGTGATGATACTTTTATAAGCCAAACTTCTGCTAATACAGTAAGTTTCTATGCAGGTGGAACAAGCAATGCAAGATGGAGTTATGATAATAATTCTGTTGATATTGCAGTAGATACAACTTTAGCAGCTACCAAGAAACTTTACTTAGATGG